GTAATTCAAAAATGAAAATGGATGATTTATTAAGCCAATTGGAATTAGAATATATCTATGAAGAAGTCGAAGCGGATATTAATTTCGTTTAGGAACGATTTTGTAGCTATATCTGCTAACGTCCTGCGGCTTTGTGCAGGCGGAAAAATAAGCCTAAATAATTAAATTAATCACCAGAAATAAAAATATACCGAATGAATGAATTAAACACCGATGCCCGCTTGCTCAAAACCGCTGTTATGGTTAGTGCGGGTGGTTTAAACGTTATTTCTTTGTTTAACGGAATGGGAACTTTAAGACAAGCATTAGTAAATCAAGGTTTTGTAATTAATAAATGCTATTCAAGTGAAATTAAGCCTTATGCAATAGAATTAGTACAACATCATTTTCCTGATACTATCCAAGTGGGAGATATTACAAAATGGAGAGAATGGGATATAGATTGGAAAAGTATTGATATTGTTGGTAGCGGTTCGCCTTGTCAAGATTTAAGTGCAGCTGGAAAACGTGCAGGAATTAATGGTAAAAAATCTAGTTTGTTTTTTGTATTTATCGAAATACTTGAACATATAAAATCATTAAATCCTAAAGTTATTTTCTTTCAGGAAAATGTGGGAAGCGCACCAATTAAAGATATTGGAATTATGAGCCGTGCTTTAGGCGTTTATCCTGCAAGATTTAATTCTGAATTAGTAACGGCTCAGTTGAGAGATAGATATTACTGGACAAACATAAAAACTAAACAAACGATGTTTGATGTTGTTGTAGACATTCCGGAACCAAAAGACCGAAAAATAATGTTTAAAGATATTTTAACCGATGGTTTCACGGATCGAGAAAAAGCAAGAGCAATTCTTGAAAGCGAAGAACGATTAAATACAGATTTAGGAAAAATGCACGAACGATATAAGAAGTTTGGAAATGTAGTTTATCTTGAAAAGTATAAGGATTTAATCAGTATTGAAAATGCAAAATTGAAAGTTAAAACAAATACTGTTGATGGTTTTCAATATGCCACAAAAGAAGATTGTATTAATTTATCGTTTGCAAGTTCAACTACCAGGAGAGGAAGAATTACAAAAGGAAAATCACCTTGTTTATTGCAGGGGAACGAACCGTTATTTGCTTTCACAGGCGATAACATAAGACCGCTTAATAAAGTTGAATTATGCAGATTACAAGGCTTTCCGGACAACTATTGTGATATTCTAACAAGAAACAAAGCAGCTTCATTATTGGGTGACGGATGGACTTTACCGATTGTGGAGCATATATTTTCTTTTATGCACAAAACAAAGCATTAACCATAACGTTATGCAACTACACGTCTGTTGCGTAAAAACACAAAACTATCTTTCAGTTTAACACGAAATTGAAAGGTACAAAACAAACATTAAATTAATCACAATTTAGCAATAGCGTGTAATTGCTGTTATAACTCGTTTTTTATGGGAAAGCATTATAGAGAACCGATAAAACATACTTGTCCTGATATTGACAAATTAATAAAAGGCATAACTGAAATCCAAAAACTAACTAAAAATTATCACAAAATTGATGAAATTGATGATTTTAAAGACATTATTTCTGACATAGAAAATATACTGTGGGATTTTGAAAATAAACTTGAAGAATTACGAGCGTCAAATGATATGTTACGAGATTGGGGAATTTCAGAAGCGGAAGAAGTGGATAAATTAGAATCTCAAATCGTAGACGCTCTTGAAAATGAGTTATAACGTTTCGTGGCTTTGCGAGGATTTTCGGCAAGATAAATCCTTGTGCTTCGGTTGATGACAGAAAATAACAAGTACAAACAAATAATTAAATTAAACCAAGTGCCGAAAATCTCGCAAAACCGCTGTTATGCACTGGGCGTGTCGTTGAAACAAAATATTAATTAAAAACTAAAATAAAAATGGAAAATCAAATTTACAGAATCAATATGGAAAACGGTGTTGATTTCGAGTTTTACGTTTGCGGAACAAATGAATTGAACCCGTACAAAGAAACAAGAGAAATGGCAGCGCAGTTAATTATTGGCGAAAAACAGCTAGATGCTTCTTTAGAATTAAATGAGTTAGATTCTTTGATTAAATATCTTACAGATTGTAAAGAATACATCATCAAGTTTAACGAGGCAAGTGTTCCTGAGAAAGAATATACAGAGCCTTGTGCATAACTATTATATATACGAATTAACTTCTAAATAACAATAAAATCAATATGTTAAATGAAAAAATTATAAAGATTTGTGAACAAAAGTTTATATATCTTAACTACTCGCCACAAACATCTGAAAACTATATGTACCATATAAAAAAATTCATTAATAGCGTTGGCGAAAGACAGGTGATTCATTTAAACTCAAAGGATTTTCAATCTTATTTAGATAATTATCCTTTTAGTTCAATTTCGCAACAAAATCAAGTAATTAATTCTATTAGATTTCTTTATAAGTTTGGTTTAGATAAAAAATACGATAAAGTATCTTTTAAAAAACCTCGTTCCGAAAGAAAATTGCCTAGAATTATAGAAAAAGAATTTTTATTAGATGCTATTTCAAAAATTGCTAATACAAAGCACAAAGCAATCATAGCTTTAGCGTATTCTACAGGAATGAGAGTTTCAGAAGTTTGCAATTTGAAAATAATTGACATTGATAGCAAACGAATGATTATTACTATTCGTCAAAGTAAAGGCCGTAAAGATAGGATTGTTGGGTTGTCGGATAAGATTTTAGATATTCTAAGGCTTTATTTTACAGAATATCGCCCAAAAGAATATTTATTTAACGGACAATTTGATTTACAATATTCACACACGAGTTGTAATCAAATTGTAAAGAAATATTTAGGTAAAGAATTTCACTTTCATCTACTTCGGCACAGCAACGCAACAGCATTACTAGAAGCCGGAACTGATTTAAGAATTATTCAAAAGCATTTAGGACATTCCAGTAGTAAAACGACTGAAATTTATACTCAAGTTTCTACTAATATTTTGTCAAAAATGGCATTGCCTATTTAATTTATTTTGGTAGTTAATTTATTATTTGTATATTTGCGTATCAGAATGGCTAGACACCTATTTTGATAATAGGATGCCGTTTTGATAAAAACAAACTATCCCTTATACAAAGACCGTCTAGCCCTTTGTTTTAAGGGTTTTTTGTTATCCCTTATTCAAAAACAAATCGGAATAAGGATTTAAGAGGGCAAGACAACATTTTGACTTATTCTAAAAGTACTAAAAAGGGCTTCTAATGGTACAACTGTAACCGAAACTGCGAATGATAACTATGCAGAATTAGAAACAGAAGAAAAGGAGTAAAATGAAAAATATTTACTTCTGGATTAAGACGAAAGTACTTTTTCCTTTAGGCTTCTTCTGTTTACTCACCAACTCTTTCCTCCATTGCAGTTATAACTTTTAAACTATTATTATGAATTATAAGATTGATGAAAAAAGATTTTTAGAACCTTGTATAATTTCAAATATGCAAGGATTACTTTCTGCTGATTGGTTTACGGCACACGAACCAAATTATGAACAACTTGCTTCTTTTTCTAAAAATCTTGCTTTAGAGCAACTAAAACAAAGAAATGAATTATTCGGAAGTAAAGAAAAGATTTTAAAAACAAAAGAAACTACTGCTTCGATTGATGTTGAAGAAATTATTACTATTTTTAATTCTGTTTGCAAGGATTTACCATCAGCAACTAAACCAACAAAAGAACGAGAAAATGCTATTTTAAAAATTTTAGAAACTTATTCATTAGAAAATATTGGGGATGTTTTTAAATTAGTATCAGAAAGTGATTATTTATGCGGTAAAAAGGTAGATTGGTCAGCGGATTTCGATTGGATTTTAGTTCCAAAAAACTTTATAAAAATTTTAGAAGGTAAATATAAAAACATAGAAAATGGACAAATTAGTAAATCAACAGAATACAAAGCAAGTAGCAGTCTTAAAGAAAAAATTGCTCAAAAATTAAATTTTTAATAATTGTTTTTTTGTATATTTGTAGTGTCGAGGTCAAGCGATATAACAATTTAATAAAATTCCCGATTATTACGGACTTGACCCCGTTTTATTCGGGTTTTTTGTATTATGGAAGAAGTTTGGAAATCAATTAAATATTATGAAGGAATTTATGAGATAAATAACTTAGGAAAAGTTAAAAGTTTAAAATTTAATAAAGAAATTATATTAAAAAATGTAATTTCAAGCGGCGGATACAATTCAATTGTTTTATGCTATAAAAACATTAAATTACGTCAACTTATACATAGATTATTAGCGCAAGCATTTATTCCAAATCCAAATAATTTACCCCAAGTAAATCATATCAATGGGATTAAAACTGATAATCGTGTGGAAAACTTGGAATGGTGTACTCCTAAAGAAAATACTAATCACGCTCATAATATAGGATTGGTTAATATAAAAGGAGAAAATCATTATAAATCTAAATTAATGGAATCTGATGTTATTTTTATAAGAAATAGTGATAAAAGTAATTCTGAATTAGCTAAAATATTTAATGTAGATAAGTCTAATATTAGATATATTAAGGTACATAAAAGTTGGAAACATATAAAATAATCATAAAATGGAAAATAAAATAATTAATGTTTCGGTGTCAAACAATATGAAAACAAGCTTGTTAAAAGTTTATTCTCCGAAGAACTGCCTTAAACACGTAGGTAAACTAAAAACTATTGAAAATGCAATGAATGCAAATGCTCCAACTTTAGGAACTTTTAATAGAGAACACGGTAGGGAGTTTACAGAAGGGTTAGTAATGGCTTGGCTAATGCACTTAAATTCTATTTTAAACCTAAAACGACCTATGTCAGATGAAGCAATTGAAATGTGCGCCATTGATGTTGTGAAAGAGTTTTATATGATTAAAATATCTGATTTAACTTTTCTTTTCAAAAGAATTTATTCTGGATTTTACGGGGAGTTTTACGAAAGCCTTTCAATTCCAAAAGTAATGACTTTTTTCAGAGAATATTTTGACGAAAGATGCGATTTTGCCGAAAACCAATCCATATCAAAACACAAAGACGTACTTTCGGATCAAACCTTCAATTATTCTAAAAACATACAAAGAATATTGCAAGGTAAAAGCAGTCATTCTAAATCTTAATTATGATTACACAAGAAAAATTCACTCAGTACATCAACTACATTCAGTTCCTGTTAACACTCGTGGATGAGGATAGAAAGCAAAAACACATACTTTCGATAATGAAGCATCTGCACACTTTTTTTCCACGTGATGAAGATGGTTTTTCAGAAGTAGAGCATTATTGCTTTTTTTTGG